CACGCTGACAGGCTATGTAGACGACGGCACCCAGCGTTTCACGGTTTACCGTGGCACGGTGACGGTCGAGGCTGATATAGCGGGCGTTGACGGCGGGCGCGACACCCGGAGTTATTGGAAGCGTGTTTATGATAACGTCTCTGCCGTTATTGAGGGCAAGGCGTCCAGTGACCAGCAGAGTTATTCAATCGCGGGGCGCAGTTTGTCGCGATATTCGTTTGAAGAATTGCTGGCGCTTCAGGGCCGGGCCAGGGCTGAAGTTTTGCGGGAAGATCGCGCGGCCAGCGGCGCGGGCGGTAGAAAAATTCTAGCGAGGTTTGTTAAGCCATGAGCATTTTTGACCGATTCAAAAAGAACAAGCCGCGCCGCCGGGTCCATGTTCCCAATATGCGCGGTTATGATGCGGGGATGGTGTCGCGACTAACGGCTGATTTCAACTTTATCGACCAGACGCCTAATCAGAACATCCATGTTGGCCTAAAAACAATGCGCGCACGGTCGCGCGATTTGTTTCGCAACAATGATTATGCTCGCAAATACGGCAAGTTGCTGGCCTCAAATGTGGTCGGGCCGAACGGCATTAAGTTGCAAATGCGGGTTCGGAATGATGTCGGGTCTGGTTATGACACGCTGGCCAATGATCGCATCGAGGCGGCGTGGGGTGAATGGGGCCGCGAATGCTCCATGTGCGGGCGCTATTCTTGGCTGAACGCGCAGAAGGCCGCAATACGGTCTGTTGCGGTTGATGGCGAGGTCATTATTCAACTGGTTGAGGGCCGGGCCGCTGGGCCGTATGGGTTCAAGATTCAGTTCATTGAGCCTGACAAGCTGGACCATAATTTGAACGAGACCTACGGCGGGCGCAATATTCGACTTGGGGTTGAGGTTGACGAGTGGTCAAAGCCCATCGCTTATTGGTTTTTGAACGAACACCCCGCAGAACATGGTCACATGAAGTCGGGCCGCAAATACAACCGGGTTCCAGCGGACCAGATCATTCACGCCTTTATTCCTGAAGAAATCGGGGCTTGGCGCGGCGTTCCTTGGATTCAATCCGGCACCCAGCGACTCAAAATGCTTGGCGGCTATGAAGAAGCGGAACTTGTCGCGGCGCGTTCGGCTGCGTCCAAAATGGGCTTCATTTACTCTCAGGACGGCGATGGCTACGACCCAGACGATAGGGACGCGGCGGGCAATCTGATCCAAGAGATCGAGCCGGGCGTGATTGAACAACTGCCAGAGGGCAGCAAGTTTGAATCCTTCGACCCTCAGCACCCTATGAGTCAGTTTGGCGATTTCCTCAAGTCGATGTTGCGGGGTGTTTCGGCGGGGTTGGGCACTGCCTATAACTATTTGGCGGGTGATCTTGAGGGCGTCAACTTTTCGAGCCTGCGTCAAGGCAATCTTATGGAGCAGGACGAGTGGCGCACGGTCCAGCAATGGATGATTCACGCAATTTGTGTGCCGGTCTTTGAGCGTTGGCTAATTTCGGCGCTTGGCTCGCCCGCGCTTAATCTTCCAGCGTCACGATTCAACAAGTTCAACGCGGCTACATGGCAGCCGCGCGGCTGGGCATGGGTGGACCCGGTAAAAGAGGCCAACGCCAATATGGCAGAATTGGGCATGGGCGTTACGTCCAGAACTATCATCGCGGCTGCTGCGGGCCGCGACCTAGAGGATGTCTTTAAGGACTTGAAGGCAGAACAGGAACTGGCGGCGGCGATGGGCGTGACCCTATCCGACCCAGCAGCGCAACAGCAAGACGAACAAACGGAAGGGGCAGATGATGTCTGACAAAAAAATGAATGATCGCACCAGCGACGAATTGCGTTCTCTTGATCGCAATTTTAACGGTTCGATCACCAGCCGCATGGACGGCGAAACGGAAAAGCCGGTTTTTGAATTGTCGCTATCAAGCGAGATTGCATATGACCGGGGCGATTACAAAGAAATTCTTGTTCACAGCGAGGATTCAGTCAATCTGGATCGGGCTGCGGACAGAGGACTTCCCTTGCTTCATAACCATAGGACCGATGAGCTAATTGGGCGCGTCGATGACGTTCGGGTGGAAGACGGGAAACTGCGAGGCGCTGTAAAGTTCGGCAACTCTCAACTGGCAAAAGATATTGAAGCCGATGTCCGCGATGGCATCCGGTCTGATGTGTCTATTGGCTATAGGTGGGATGATTGGACGGAAAACACTAAAACCGGTGAGGTTTCGGTGACCCGTTGGACTCTTCACGAAGCCTCAATTGTTGGCGTGCCAGCCGACCATACGGTCGGGATGGGGCGCTCAAATGAAACCACTCGAACAGAGGACAATTCCAAAATGAGTGAAAACGAAGTAAAGCAGGACGTTCCTGCTAGTGATGAGGCCGTCCGCGCTGCTGCGACGGTTGCATCTGAATCGGCTGTTGCCCAGGAGCGCAAGCGCGTTTCCGACGTAACGGATTATTGCAACAAGCGCGGTATGCCTGAAATGGCTTCCCGAGCTGTTAGCGAGGGCTGGTCAATGGACGACACGCGCGAGCGTGTGCTTGATGCCAAGGACAAGGCTGCAGACGCCAAGCCCGCCGCTACAAGTGGCGAGTTGCGCGAAGAAAAAGCCAAGCCTATCGGCCTGACAACTGAAGACATCGACAGCATCCGCATTGTGGATATTGTTAATTATCAGTTGAACCCTGCCGACTCGGAAGCCAAGCGCAAAGCTGGCCACGCAATCGAGGCTTCCCAGCAGTTTATTCGCAAGAACAACCTTCCGCAGCCTAAAGGTATCGTGATCCCGCCTGAAGCTCTTTCACGCTTTATGACGAAGGGCATGACCCGTGATCTGTCTGCCGGTACGGCAACGGATGGCGCGGAACTGGTTTCTACTGATCTTCTTTCAGGTTCCCTGATTGAAGTTCTGCGGAATCGTTCTGTTGTTCTTGGCCTTGGCGCTGTGACGCTTGAAGGTCTGGTTGGCGATGTTGCAATTCCGCGCGTGACTAGCGGTTCTGCATCTGCATGGATTAGCACAGAAGGCGGCAACGCTGCACAGTCTGACCCGCAGTTTGATCAGATTACGATGTCCCCTAAGACTGCTGGCACCTATACTGAAGTGACGCGTCAGCTTTTGAGCCAGTCCAGCGTTGGCCTTGAAGCGTTTTTGCGTAATGACATGGCACAGGGCATGGCCACGCTGATTGATGCGGCTGCTTTGTATGGGTCCGGTTCTTCCGGCCAGCCTACTGGCGTTGCTAACACCAGCGGCATCAACGCACCAACAGCCTTTGCGGCTGCTGTTCCGACTTTCGCGGAAGTGATTGCAATGGAGACAGCCGTTGACGTTGACAATGCGCTGATTGGCACCCTTGCCTATTTGACCGACCCAACCACTCGTGGCGGCCTGAAGTCAACCGACAAGGGCACGGATACCGGCCAGTTTGTCTGGATGGGCAACGAAGTGAACGGCTACAACGCTGTCGTTTCCAATCAGGTTACCGCTGGTGATGTGTTCTTCGGAAACTGGGCTGATCTTATCATTGGTATGTGGGGCGGCTTGGACATCCTGGTCGATCCGTACACCAACAGCCTGAGCGGCACCGTGCGGATTGTGGCTCATCAATCAATGGACGTTGCTGTTCGCCATGCTGTCAGCTTCGCCTTCAACAACGATACTTAATAAGTAGCGTTTTTGTTGTGATGATGCGGCGCGGGGTGCCTCGGGGCATCCCGCGTCTAATCTTAATTTTGAGGAGATTATCCCATGAGTGGTGATCCAATTGGTCAGTTGACCATTGAAGAAGTCATCCCGTGCGCGGTTCGCGCGAATGATGTGACAAGTTCGGCCATTGATATCAAGGATTACGTTGGGCGTGTTGCCTTGACATTGGTGTCTGCGGCAGCTTCTACGGCTGACACCCTTGACGCAAAAGTGCAGGATTGCGCCACGTCAGGCGGTTCCTATGCCGATATTTCTGGCGCAACCTGGACTCAAGTCACGGCGGCTGCTGACTTGACAGAAACGATCTATATTGATGCCGATGCACAGGATCGGTTCATCAAAGTCGTTTGTAACCTGTCAGAAAACGGTGACGAATCATTCCCGTTTGCGGTTACTTTGACCGGCATGAAACAGGTTCGATAAAATGCGTATCAAAGTATTGAGCGGAACCATTGTTGATGGCAAGCGGGTTGAGGCGGGTAAAACCGTCGATGCGTCTGATTCTGCGGCCTATTACTTGCTGGCTATTGGCAAGGCTGAAAAAGGCGCGCCACCAAAAACGCGCACCCCG